TCTGGTGGTTATACCTTGATGTTCTCAGACTTTGTTTTATATCCATTCTAGGAGTAATAAATGAAGAAACTTATCGCAGAGATTGACAAGAAGTTCGATTCTACCGAGTTCAGGAATAGGGTCAAGGTAATAGAGGATGACCTTGGGCGGTATTTCCAAACCACCAAGTACGAGATTCTTGGCACAGAGGGGGATATTAAAAACAAGCCTCTCCCTGGCATGACCTTCGTTTCCTCCAACAAAGCTCAGACGTGGGCGAACTACTGCATGAACATCCTCTCCTCTGCCGATCCTGTGATAAACATTACCAAGCGTGACTCTAACCTGACCCCGACTGACATTGCTCTTCTAAAGAACTTCTGGGATGTAGTCTACACATCGGCTAACTATGAGCGTGAGGAGAATGGGGAGTTGCCTATAAACCAGCATAATTCCTTCGAGTCAGTAATGACAGACACGGACATTATGTGCGGGATAGTCGAGCATATCGACAAAAAGATTAGGTTCAAGATTCAGGTTGCCGAAACTACAACCGCATGTTGGGCTAAGGGGAAAAACGGAATCAAGTGGGTAGCCTTCAGGTTCCCCAAGACCAAAGACGAGATAAAAGACGAGTATGGGATTGAGATAAAAGAGGATGAGGCCAACGAGACTCATTGGTGGGGATACAAAGACGACAAGGTAACACAGATTATTTTCATTGAAAAGGATGTTGTACCAAACGGAACTATCGACTGGTCTGCGTCTATGGAGAAGATTCCGATAGCGATAAGCCCTGTTCTGTTGGTTCCGCAGGTTCGTATCGGAACTACCTTAATGACCTCTGGTGCTTCGATATATTGGGGGCAGCGTGACCAGCTTGACGAGTTGAACAGGTCTAAGTCTATCAAGGCTACCTTCCTAATGAGAGAGGCCGTCCCCGCGTTAAAGCATAAGTCCGTAGCGGCTGATGGCACACCTGGCAGTTCCCTTGCTCGTTATCCCAAAGACGGCTCAGTAACCGATATGCTCAATAAGGACGAGGACATCCTGCCGGTGTTTATCAACACACCTACGGGGCTGGCTGCTGCTGATTCTTATGACAGGGATAACATGGCTGAGGTGGAGCAAAACTCGGTTCCTGAGATTGCCTATGGCGGACAGGAGTTCGCCGGAATGCCTACGTCGCTGTGGGACAGGCGGGCGTTCCAGATGGCTAAAGTTCTAATGCCCCGTCGAAAAGCAATGGAGATAGCCTACAAGCATCTGTTTAATTCCATGTTTGAGCAATTCTGCAAGATGAACCTCGAAATTAACGCCGGTGGGGAGAAGGGTTACTCGGATCAGAAGATAACCTCTGCCGAGTTGGAAAAGCTCAAAGGTAAATTCTCGGTTAAGTTCCTTGTGACCTCGGTTGAGCCGCAGGGAGATATGCTGAAGTTCCAGAAAGCTGAGATTGCTCTACAGGCTGGCGTGGACTCTGATTGGGTTGATGAGCATATCTTGGAATACGATGATGTTAAGACTGTCAGGGAGAACCGTATCAAGAGAGCGTCGTTAGAATTACGCCCTGAGCATAACTTGTTTGAACTCTACTCGGTTCTTTGTAAAGAATACGACAACATGAAGAATGGACGGGAGAGGAAGATGCTTCTCCAAAGATTGAAGCTCATGGAAGCCGACCTGAAGATGATAGCAGAACGGGCGGTATCTGGAGGTAAAGATGAACCCAACAGCAGACCAACTCGTTGACAACCTGTGCACCAGCCTCAATAAGATATGGGCAAACCGTCCTGCGCCCGTACAAGCGTCGCAAGGATTGACGGGAATGCCCTCCAAAGGCTTTGCGGGTAGTAAACCCCCCGACCAGCCTCTTAACCCCCCTACTTCAAATATGAAAGAAGAGTATCCTATGGCAATGGGCGAGGCAAATGGCCGACAGTAAGATAAAAACGTATCTTAGCGGTAAAACGGGCGCTGTCCCCGACCTGTCCCGACACGCCGGTGGGCGCATCGAGCAAATCCGGCGTGGGCTTATATCCCCTTGGGCTGTAACAGGCAGCGAGAGGGCTATGGCTGCGGAACCGAAGGGGCAGGAGCATATCGGTTATAACAAATGGCGCGAGGCTCAGGCTGACAAAGCATCGGCAAAGGCTGAAGAGCGCAGGCAGTCGGCTTTAAAACGTGCTGGCAGGGAGCCGAGAGTCAAAGAGCGCAGGGTCTATGCCGAGACTGGTAAATATTATGACGATGCTGGCAAACGATACGACGTAGAGGAAATACCTCTTGATGAGTCCCTTGAAGAACAGCGTCTTGGGGAATACGGTAGGTTTGAGTCCGAGGTAGGAATGTCTCTACAGGACACGCTTGATGTCCGTGAGGGCGTGGGCAAGGTGTCACAGCGCAAAGAGGCGTGGGAATCTTTAATGTCCCCTGCACAGTTAATCACCCGGGAGGAATACTGGAACGATATATTTAAACGTGCCGACTATGCCTTATGGAAGATGTCGGAAAACGTATACCTTGCTGGCGTATATGGTGGTACTGTAACTACTGACCAGTATGCTCAATTTAAAGTTTACTTCGGGGCATGGCTGGACGCTACCGACACGAACGCTATGGACATGAACATCCCCGATTTGATAAGTCATATCGCATTCAATGATATCATCCCAGTATCGTTAGATGCCATAATAAACGCAGGTGCGATACATTACGGCGATGTGATTACAGTAGAGGAAGCGGCTGGATTCTCCTTTGATATATCTTCATTCAACACGGACTACGGCGATGCCACTATGGTCGTCACGCGGGACGAGAACGGCAATCATGTTATTACTATAAGGAAGAAAATCGGAACACAGAACTATGGCGACGGCTTTATCTATTCCGAGGTAATAGTTGACCCCGAAGTGTTCCGCAAGCGTGATTTCTCCATTGACCAGGTATTGACCGCAGACGAGGCTCGGTTCTATTTCCCCGAACTTACAGGCGACGGCACGTTCGTTATTGGGCTTAACGAGGCTGGCACGGCCTATACAATCAAGAGTGCGGTTGATGTTAGTGGTTGGACGGTAGAGTATGGTGTTACCGACAGCGATATTCGTTTTATATCTTCAGAGGGAGTGGTATACGATAAGGAATCCTTTGACGAGGAAATGACACGGCTACAGCACATCCAAGAACTATTGGGTAGTATCAGGTCAGACTATCTCTCTAATATCAATTTGCCTAAATATGTGGGCGTTGGCGATGGTAGCTTTGCGCTAGATGTTTCTAAAGACCTTGAGTGGTCGTTAATATTATCTATGTATCCAGAGGAGATAACTGGAATTATAGCAGGGGTTGGCCGCACCGAAAGCACAGAAACATTCTTAAGTGAAGTCTATGGCTTGGACGACAACGAGATAAATAAATTCTTTGGCGATCCGCACAAATGGCAATGGCCTACTGCGTTGCGTGGCGCAGCCGATGCGCTTGGGTTGGCAGACAATGAAGGATATTGGAATCCTGTATTGCAAGACATTTCTGGAACGGCTCTTGAAGTGCTGGAGCCAGTAGGTGAGTTCTTCGAGGGTGTTACTGACGTTTGGGCGAAGGGGTTATCCTATATATCTGCTAGGATGGTAAGTACGGGGTGTGGCTTGTTTGGTGTCGAGTATCCGAAGCTAGATGAATTCATTAGAACCTACGAAGCGGCAACAGCCGATAATATTCTTGGGTTCCTCGGAGATTCCGCAGTAGAAAAGTCGTATAACGATTTACTTCCTACATGGTATCGCGTCCCATTAGAGCTAAGTATGCCTCTATATTGGATTATACCTGGTGCCAAGGTACTATCAATGAAGCTAGTGCCTGTAGTGGCACGGGGCGGGCTTATAGGAACGTCTGCTAGGGTTGCTAGGATAAGCCTTGGCCCTCTAGTTGCGTTTGAGACTGTTGCCTTTAAGGGCTTAAAGTTTGGTATCAGCTTCCCGTTCAAGGTTGGCAAGGGTGTAGTCAAACCAGTAATGAAGATGCTTGCTAACGTAAGTATGGATGCACAGTTTAACCGGATGCTGTCACGGGCAGGGATTCGTAGAACTAGCTATAGCGCACTAAGGATTATGCGTAATGTCCTCACGAACCACAATAAGGAAATCTCCGCGTCGGTACAGAAAGCATCAACTAGCGTCAAGGGCAATAACGTCAAGCATGTCGTTGATGCCGCAACTAAGGTTGCAGAGGAACTGAAGCCTTTCATGGATGCTGCCATAAAGGAAAGCAAGTCTGTTCCTAAACTACGCAGTATAAAGGAAACGTCTGCTCTAGCTAATAACATGGGGTATGATTTCGTGGTTAAGGGGAAGGGTTATCGCATCATAGGCAATGGCGACAACATCTATGCCCGTAATCTGCAAGAGGCGACTAACTTCCTTGAAGCACATAACATCACCGGCTACAGTGACGGCACAACGAGGCTTGCCCGCATCCAAGAGTTGACACGGAGGGGGCCCCTGACCGCTATTGAGCAGGCTGAGTTTGATGCCTTGAAAAGCAATGTTGGTCAGGCTTACGCTAGTATGGCAGCTAGAGATGCGTTCCCACAGTGGAACATAAGGCATCCTTATGTCATTGACACCACAGCCGAGGCGCGGAAGATAATCAACGAGAAGCTGTACCTACCTACCGATAACGCCGTAGACAGGGCTTCCACAGCATTCCTAAATAAGTCCGTAAGAAGTGGCAAGCCGTTATCCGAGTGCATCGATGCTATGGTAAGGGAAATGCCGGACGTTTCCGCAATGAAGATAGAGGCAATAGGTAAAGTTGTTAAAGGCAACATGAAAGAGTTGCAGGGGCTAAGGCAACTAGCCGTAAATGAATATGAGGCAACCCTTCGGTTTGCAGGGAAAGCCACTGAGGAGGCTACTAATAGGGTAAATAATATCTTATTAACTCGCTACGGCAAAGGCATCCTGAGCAAGCCATTAATAAAGGGTGCTGAGGTTGATATTGGCAAGGAAACAACCAGGATTAAGAAAATGGTTCTGCTTGCTGCGAAAGAATTAAAGTCTGATATAGAGTTCTACGATGATTTGATTGGACGAATACCCACAGGTGGTAAGTTAACAGTGGAGGATGCCTATAGGCTTGGTATAGCCACTAGGTCAACCAAGAGTGGGAAGATAGCACCACTAATCAGGGAGAGTGGCATTTACGTCAAGGCTGACTTTATGAACCCTGAGATGTACGTCGAAGTTTCTGGAACAAGTGCGTTACTTTCTCCCCCAAGGTATCTCTTTCAGCAGATGGATCGCGGAATATTTGATAGAAAGATTCAGCAGTCTGTCCATTGGCCTGCTGAAAGAACGATGCAGGCAAGGGATAACTTTGTGCCACGTTTATCTCAGGATTTCAAGGATAGGGTTTCTGAATTTGGATTAGTTGATGCTGACAAATCAGTACGGACGAAGGTGTTCGATGTTGCCGATAAGATAGATAAGGTCAGGGCATCAATGACATTAGATGACCTAATGGAAGTCGCTGAGATGCGTTCTCTCGTTTCTAAGCTGTCTCCTGATATGCAAAGACGTGTTGTTGGGACGGCTATGCGATTAAGGCCATTCTACGATGAGATGCGGGATATGTTAAACAAGGTTCGTGTGCGTCGTGGAGAAGATGCGATAGGGTATATAGAAGATTACATGACTTATGCTCGTAAAACCGGTGTGTGGGCGAAGTTTGGTGGGTGGGCTAAAGGTGCTGAGGAAGTGCCTTATGCTTTTGACTTTATGAAGGCTCCTAAGAAAATTACCATACCGCAGGAGTTGGAAAGACTTGGTGGCTTAGAGTCTTGGGAATTAGAGAAGGACTTTGTTTTAATTACCCAGAACTACATAGACGCTGTAAGCAAAGCAATATTTAACACTAATATACTACAGAATACCAAGATACACGCTCAGGCGTTATTGGCTATGGGTTTCAAGAGTAATGCTGCAATCCTAGAGAGGTGGGCACAAGAATGCTATGCTGGTGTGTTGCCTACTATAGAGCAGTATATACGGAAACTACCCAAGCCACTGTGGGCGTTCCCTTACTTTATGAGAGCGCAGCTAAACCGTGCTGTGTTCCCATTAAACTTTGCGTGGAACCTTACAGTACAGCCTAGCTCTTACCTCTTAACTCCTGTCCATGTGGGGTTACGCAGGGCAATAGGGGGGTTTGAGTACCTGGTTAATTCTACTGCTAGGAAATTAATACAAGAAAACGTATATTCTTGGCAAGTCAAGGCCGAAAGATTTGGTAGTGTTTCGATGCAAGACTTGGAGAAGTCATCTGAGGTACTGCTATCCAAGGGAAATATATTAGATAGGGCTACCTACTACGGTAACTTTCTGACTCGCCTAATTGAGTCTAATGTTACTGGTATGTCGGCATGGGCTGGCTATCAGGATGCGTTGGCGCGTGGTTTCACTGGACGCAAGGCGTGGCAATGGGCATCGGATGTTGGGGCAAAGACGCAATCCATGTATAACAAAGAGGATTTACCAGGTCTTTTGAGGTCTAGGTTTATGGGAACCGTCGCTCCGTTCCAGACATTCTCTTTCGAGTGCTTTAATAAAGTTAGGGAGATTAGCTTTATAAGATACGGGCGCACAGGTGCTTACCAGACCATAGCTGCCAATACTGAGTTCGGGCAAGGCTTGCTAAGGATACGGATGCTCAGGATAGCGGAGTGGATCGCCGGTATGTGGGCATGGAATGAGGCTACTGAGGCTATCGCTGATAAAACGGTGTGGCATATATCCGCATTCGTGCCATTTTTTAATCTTCTAACAGGTGGTTCAAACGTAGCTAATCCTTGGAATCATCCTATACCGATTCAATACGTCTCTGAGTTTTGGACGGGCTTCAATCAGAAAATGCAATACGACGAGTGGGATGGATTAAGAGAGTGGATGGTACGCTATCACGTTGTTGGCGGTACGCAGATAAATAGACTCTTGAAATCTATGGAGGCAATTTCCGAGGGCGGTGTTACCGATACCGCCGGTAAGGAATTATTCTCCCTAGACACGGAAGATACATGGGAGATATTCAGGGCTTTGCTTATGGGGCCGTATGGCACTAAGGCTGGTGTTGAGTACCTTGAGGGTAAAGAGTTACTACCAGGTGAGATGGAAGAATACTTTGAAGGGCTGTTAAACGGCGAGGGGTTGATAGAGGACATGAAGGGCTACCTACGCCGAGAGGATGGGTTCTTCTCTGGGTTTGCCCCCGACTTCATTGCAAGGCATCTGAGTGATTTCCTAGTTATAGATACTCCTAGTGCCTACGATATAGGCGAGAGGCTGAACTATGGCGAGGGGCTGATTGGTGCGGTAGACGAGGAAGGCAACGTGTTTACCATGCAGGTATTCGCCAGATTCGTGAGCATCATTGACGGTCATGTACGTGCCGAACAGATGGAGTCAAGCGTATTCGGGTTAAGCGAACTACTCTTCTACTCACGGGATCAGTGGGCTGACTACAAGGAATTAGACGAGGAATTGCGGTTTGAGTATCGCAGGAACAATCCCGAAGTTGATGCGCTGATGTTCTTGTGGGGAGAAGTGTCTACGTTGAAATCCCCCGCAGCATTGATAAAACTCGAAGAACTTATGGAAGCGTACTCTATTCCCGACGATGCTATACCTTCCCTAGCTAACATAAACGGGGAAGTCCTACACCTACAGTACGATTGGCGATTTACCTTCGATACCTACGAAGAACTGGAAACATCGGAGGAAAAGAGTGCGTATCTGGAGAGTCACCCTGACTTCGCAAACGTGCGTAAGGAAATAGAAGTCCTACAGATGATAGATAACGGTGCTATCACCCCTGAATTGAAAGAGCCGTATCTTGAATATTATAAGGTAGAAGGTAATTGGGGTTGGAGTCAGAAGAACTACATGAGAGACAACCCTGAGTTCTATCAATGGTGGGTAGAACAGAACCACGAAACCATAGACTTCAACAGGCTCCCTAATCCTGCCGAACATACTCTAATCGAGGCATACGAAGCCATAACAGACGGCAAGTTAAAAGACGTGTGGCGATGCCAGAGTCAGGCCGGAGATGCTGCGCTGGTGAAATACAAGGGGATGGCTCCTATGTATGGCGGGAACGAATGCCAAGCCTTACTTCGTGACTACCCCCTAAATGTGAGAGGCAACATGCAGCAGTTCTTCACAGGGACATCGAATGTAACCGAGAACATGGCTCCTACGTGGGATACGACCGTGAAGGAAGAATTTGAAGGGTTAGAATAGCCTCGTATAGAGGCTTATAGGAGGTTTTTATGACTGACGGAGGGCAGCAACCAGAGACTACGGGAGGGCAACCGCTTCAGGAAACTGCAACGGCTTCCCAAGCGGAAACTAAGGCTCCTGATGAATCCGTCCTGCAAACGCTGAAGGAAGCGATTGACACAGAGGCTAACAAGGTACACTCCACGCTCAGAAAAGACCTAGACGCTCATGGCAAATACCTGAAGCTGGCAGGCTACGAACTAGGCCAGCGAGATAGCAGGATTTCCAAGCTGCAAGAGGATTACGATTCCCTCGTGGCGAAGGGCGAAGGCGGCGCGGATATGGTGAAGCTCCGCAAGCAAGCGGAGGATCGGCTAAATACCGCTCTCAAGAAAGAGACAGACAATGCGTGGAAGGAGGCTGAGTTGGGGGAAAATGCCAGACTTCTTCAAGAGACCCTAATTAGTGGCTTGATAGACAAGCTGGCTACCGCCAAGGAAGGCGACCCTGAGTTAAGGAAATCCTTGATAGCAAACATCAAGTCCTTTAATCCCAAGACACCGGAAGATGTCGAACGGATTGCTGGCTTGATAGTAGTGAAGCCTCCAGTCAATACTCCCGAAGCAAAAGTAATAGGTGGCGGCGGGGCGAACCCTTCTGATGAGCAGTTCCAGAAGGAATACTCTGAGGGGAAACATATATTGCCTGCCGATCACAAACGAGCAAAGCAAATAAACGACAGAATCCTTAAAGGAGGCTAAATATGGCCACTGGAAACATAACGACTGGCTCCCTTGCTGACAGTCTACCTACTGTAATCTCCTCAGCAATGGTAACGAGGGAATATGAAGGCGTAATGCCTAACCTCGTTGATAAGAAAACCCTTGGCGAAGGTATCGGCCTTACATGGAACGAGATAACCCTTGACGCATTGACGGCTGTTGCTGTAACCGAGACTACGGAACTTGATAACCCTCAACAGCTTGCAGACACGCTGCTCTCAATCACCCCTACTGCGATTGGCGTTGAGACGTTCATTACTGACCGCGTGGCTGCGAGAATCAGTGCTATAGTTTACGCCCAGATAGGCGGGCAAATGCAGAATGCCATCCAGCGCAAGAAAGACGAGGATGGGCTGGCAATGCTCGACGCTGCGACAACCTCATTGTGCGGTGCGGGTGCTACACTGACTACAGGACACCTCACGGCTGCGAAGGCTCAGATAGCGCACTACAAGGGTAATGCTCCGTATTATGGCGTTCTCCACTCATATCAGGAGAAGGACGTAGCGGATGAGATTACCGCAGGTGTCGGCGCTTACGCTATCCCCGAAGGACTTACCGCCCGTGTGTTTGAATCAGGCGTTATCGGTCAGGTTGGTGGAGTCACCCTGTTCAGGGACGACAATATCAGCATTGATACGGCTGACGATGCTAAGGGTGGAGTGTTCGCTATGGAAGGCATCATACTGGTGCAGGGTCGTTCGCCCAGAACCGTTGCTGTACGACGTGAGAACATCGGTGGTGGTGGAACCTCAATCTACCAGTACGACGAGTATGCCTACGGTGAGCGTACCGCTGGTTACTGGCTGTTTGAAATTTACAGTGACGCAACTGCCCCGACTTCGTAGGTAACACATGAATAAGAGACGTGAGGTTTGGCAAGAGGCACACGGCATAATCCCTAAAGGGTGGCTTGTTCATTCTTTGAACGGAGACAAGGGGGATATTCGTTTAGAGAATCTTGCTGCGGTTCCCCGCTATCCTGTTCATCAGGGGCAAGTGACCGCACCATACGTAGAACGTATAAGAAAATTAGAGCTAAAGCTCTTAAAAGGAGAAATAAATGGCGCAAAGTGAATACGGTCGAATCAATATATTCGATGACTTTACAGGCCAAGAATGGACGGTAGCGGAAACCGCCGATGATTCCATGAATTGTGGCGCATTCCGTGTTATCGGGCAGGGTAAAGAGGATACTGATTCCGGTGCTGTTAGCATGGAAACAGACCCCAACCTTAACGGGGTAATAGTCCTGACAACCACTAATGAAACTGAGCATACTTTAGGCTTGACAACCGCAAAGATGTTCGATGTTGCAAAGATGGGAACGCTCGTCGCCGAGATAAGGGTACAGTTTCCTGACCTTGATGAAAAACAGTTTTACTTCGGATTTACCGATGTAAACGACGACACAGCTATTCTTGAAGGCGGGAACCTGCTCGGAAGCACCGAAACTATAACCCTTACGGCGTCTGACCTGTGCGGATTCCTTTTCTCGTCAGAGCTTACCAAAGATGAGATGTGGCACATGGTCTACAACGGAGGTACTACTACGGGAGAAACGGACTCTACTGATATAGAGTCTGGCATTGACGCGGTTTCAGGTGAGTACAACATCCTGAAGTTGGAGATTGATCCCAACGGAACCGCAAGGTGGTACGTGGACGGCGTACTGAAGCAGACCGTTGCTGGTGCTGTTTCACTCACGACTGATCTGGCTTGCATGGCTATGGTAGAGACAAAAGCTGCGGAAATTCAGTATGCCAAACTTGACTACTTTGGTATCAAAGCCAATAGGGACTGGACGGTATAAGATGGCTGATGTACAGTTAGCAACCCTAAAAGACATCGAAATGTCAGGCCGAAGCGCGGTTGCCCCTGTCAGAGTAGCTGAGGGACAGTCAAACTCGGCTTGGTTTGCAAAAGACGGCTCAACCGTTAGTTTCCCTTGGAAGCAGGCTCTCGTACTTGAGGGACGGTGTTTCCATGTACAGGTAGGAGCCTTAGTAACAGCCATAGCTTGCGGTTCAGGCACAGTTCCAGAGCTTGCCGAGCCTGAGTTGGTAATCAGTGTCCCTTCGGGGTCAGTGATGATGCCTCTCAGTGTCTATGCAAACACTATCCCTGCTGACGGCTTTGCCAACCACGATGACCTAAACATCATACTTGGCATTGACAGGACGCAGGTGCACGACCTTTCTGGAACATCCACAACCGAGGTTATCTACAACTTGAGGACTGATGCACCGCGTAGCAATACGTGCACTGCTGTAAGTGCTGTCACGGCTGACATGACCGCTGCTGCAATAGCTATGGAGCTTATGAGAACAGACGTTTTCATGGAGCAGACCACAGCTGTCGGGACTGTGCCTATCATAATGGAACTCCGCTATGAGCCTGTAGCAGCCCCCATAATTGTGGGGCCAGCTATGGTAGTTCTCATGTGGGGTGGAACTTCGGCGGTAACAGGGTACGCTCAGGCTACATGGGCTGAGTGGACTAAGGCCGAACTCGGCATAGTTTAGCAACTACGTTTGGCGGTAGCGTATAAACCGCCCCCTAAATCAACTGCGGTGTATGCCGCGAGAAGGAAGTAAGATGGCTTATAGATACAAATTAAATGGGGACTGGAGACAGAGAGCAGCCTTCGATGGAAGATGCTATCATGTTGACGTAGGTGCGTTCTCCACCGCCATCGTTGGTGGGGGTAATGGTACTGCCGTAACGGCAGATGAGCCTGAGTGCGTGATTAGCGTTCCTACAGGCTCAGTGATACTACCATTGAGAGTTTCGGTACAGTGTCAGACTCCACTCTTAGTCACCGATGCTGATGAGGCTGAGATTATACTAGCGTGGGATCAGGCTGCGGCACAGGCTGGAGATGGAACTAGCACAGCAGAGACTTGTCTGCAAATGTTTGGAGGCTCTGGGAGCACTTCATTATGCACGGCAACTTCTGCTTATACTAGTGCCATGACTACACCAACATTGAGTGTTGAATTGGCGCGTAGTGTTGTAACTGGTGACATGAACGGTGCTCCCGCTAATGCACTATGGGGCAAGCTAGGCTTGTTATATGTGCCTGAGACTGCACCTATAATTGTAGGCCCTGCCATGCTGATAATCTATTGGGGTGGCACGGTAGCTACTAATGGCTTCGCTCAGGTCGAGTGGCTAGAACTTCTGGTTGGCGACCTCTAAAATTGAATAAAGGGCTTTGGCGGTGTGCCTCGAAACACCGCCTATTTAAAAAGGAGGTGCTATGGAGGAAATAATAGTTACCAACGACTTTATAAAGTCCTTTCCTGACTGTTGGAAGTTCTTCTCCGATAAAACCATTCTCGGAATAACAAGGAAAACAGACCAGTATACTGGTTTATTGGTAACGGAGTCTGAATGAGTGACTTAATTCTAGGCACATCAGCAATTAACGAAAACGAGCCTTGCTTTAAGCTCTGTGAGATGAACCTGCAAAGCCCTGGTTCAAAGGGATGGCATCGTTACCAAATCATTGAAGTAATACGAAACGATAAGCCAGCAGAGTTCAGGATAGACCTCGGACTAGCAAAGAAGTTCAAGCGTGAGCAATTCAGAATCATAGGGGGTGTCAAAGACCCAAAGACAGGACGCGGTGAAGCCTTACACACGGTAGGCGAACTGATAAACATGGCTAACGAACTAAGAGAAAAACCTGTTTGCGATAAACGGGAACTTGCACAAATAAACTAAAGGAGTATGCAATGGAGGACAATCGCAGTAACGAAGAACTAATCGAAGAAATGCTCAGAAACGCTAAGGATGCTCCTGAGCCCGGGAAAAACGAAAAGGTAGTAGACAAAGGCTCTGACAACACGGGGCCGATAGTAGTGTCCAGCCTCAAGTCGGCGGGCTACGCTTATGTTTTCGACAACAAAACTGGTGAGAGGAGCATCGTCAATCGTAATATGTTAATGGCACAGTTGCGAAAGAAGCGTGATGACGGCTCTTTCGTATTCACCACTGTAAACCCTAAAATCGTGCCTTGGCGTGGCAAATCGAAGTGTATGCTGCACGTAGACGACCCCAACCGTGCACACTACGACGAGATGGGTCTACCGAAGTGCAGGAAAGCAAACATCACCTCTCCCTTCCAAGTAGTCAGGCATATGGAAAAGAGGCACAAGGCCGAGTACGCTGCAATCAAATCAGAAAAAGCAGACGCAGAGAGGGCTGAGGAAAAAGAATACCGCAGGAGCGTTCTCGATCTGTCTAGGAGCAGGAAAGCTGAGGAGCTTCCATTCAGTGACCCTCCGAAGGAAGATGAGGAGAAGAAACCTCGCAGGAAGATAAACCATCGTAAAAAGAAAGAATAGAATCTAAAAGGCGGTTTGAAATGATATTAGCTGATGGTGTGCAACGTGTCCGAGAGGACTTAATGGACGAGGCTGTGTCTGCCGACATGATACTAAAGTTCGACTCGGACGGCGGTATCATCGGGGCATTGCAGAAATCCTCGGACTTCATATCCGGCTTGTCTCCCAATCGTCTTATGGAGAAATTCCTTCTCTATGAGGAGCCTGACGATGACTACTACGTGGATGCTGCGGATATAAGCGCGTGGACGGCTGGCTCCGCTGCAACGCTTACTGGCGAAGACCCTGACGTTGCCAGAAACGTGTCTTTCAAGTTTACCGATGCAGACTATTCTATAACAGCCTTCACTCTTACCGTAGTGGGTAAAGACATAAGAGGCACAGCCCAGACAGAGGTGTTCTACTGGGCTGGCGGGTTGGAGCAAGATGGGGATATGTTGTTCTCCTCCTTAACCTCCGTCACAGGCACAGCGATAACCGGCAATAGCACGGCTGATGTTCTGAATGTCGGCTTTGGTAAAAAGGTCTTTAAAGGCTTCTCCCTTGACCCTGACGACGCTACAAACACCCTAGACCTAACCACGTGCAGGGATGCTTACACAAGGCCGTATTTCGAGGATGCGGTGAAGTTCTACCGTGCGGAATACGAGATAGCTACCGCGAACCCTAGAAACTGGCATAACGTAGTGCATTGCGGTAACGAGTTGCGTGTAGAGTACGACAGTTCACTGGCAGAAGATGAGTACATACGGATAGATTGGGGCAAGAAGCACACATTGAACTACGACCTTGTTACCGTTCCTGAGAGGTTCAAGGAACTCTTGATTGACGGAGCAACTGGCTATGCTCTGGAGTCTTTGGGCAACCACAACATCAACCGCATAACAGACGGCATCAGCGTTGGCGGGCAATGGGTGAACAGCGGGCGGTCAAAGGTGCAGATGTTCAAGATTGCCGTAAACAGTCGGATACCCACTGATTACACAGAATCTTTTTCAAGGAGTTAGACATGGCATTAGTAGCTTCGGCAAGTTATCTACTTTCGGAACCATCAGCAGACCCGTTTACTTACTCGTATATTGTACCCTTAACGTCAGGTGACTACACGGACGTTTTCGCACCGGCAGGGACGCAGCTATTGGTGATGTTCCTAGCGTGGGAGGGTGACGTTACGTTGTCTACAATCTACACGAGCGCAGCTACCAGAGCGACGGCTTTCATGGTGTGCGATTGGGGCGCGGATTACCTCTCATTCCTGCAAGTCATCCTGCAATCGACGGACGGCGTAGGATTAAGGATACTTGACACATCGGGCGGGTCGCAGGACATAACCATACAGGCGCGTGTTATCTCTAAGTAAGGCGGTATAAAATGAGCAATTCTATCACTCATGCAATCGAACAGATATTAGGCAGAAGGTCGGCAACGGCAACGACTACGGCCTCAGACGGGACGCAGAACGTTATCGAGATGCTGCGTACTGTCTATGACAGGTCACTCTCGACCAGTAACGACAGTAACGGCATGGAGTTCGCGGGGGCGGTCACTACGGGCGGGTCAACTACGGCTCATGTGATATCCACTTTACTCGGATTGGGCGATGACAGGTTCACAACGTCTCATTATTATATGTTCGTTGCCCGCACTACGGACGACGCTGCACCTCTCGGACAGTGGAGAGCCGTAACGGACTACGCTTCTGCTACAGGCACGTTCACCACAGTAGCTTTCGGTGCAGCTATGACTACCGCAGACTACGTTGTTATCGTCCATGAGAGCGTGTACTGGGGATACCTGCTTAAATACATGTTCGGTGCTGCCGATGCTTCGTTGGCTTACGTTGTGGACGATTCCATAGTAGGGCATATATTGGCGATAGACGGCGATGTAGCCGACTACGACGATAACAAGCACTCCCTTCAAGCGATAGGCACAGACACCGATAGCCTAATAACAGCGGTAGGTGCCATACCTACTACAGCCATGCGAGGCACCGATGACGCAGCTTTAGCTGCTACTGCATT